TTTTCTTTTTTTCTAATTCATTTATATCTTTTTCAGAAATAGTATCATGTTTTGTATTCTTTTCATATAATTCATAAATCTTATCTATCTTTTTTTCTTTTTCTTCAAATGATTCTTCATCAATTTTATATTTATCTGTTAATTCTTTTATCTTATCTTTAAAACCAAAAGTTATATCTCTATCAGGATCGCTTTTTAATGCCTCTTTTTCAGCCTCTGTGCCTTGTGCCTCTGTAATAAGTCTCTCTCGTCTTGCCTCTTTTACACTAGCCGCTAAACCACCAAAAAACACCACCATTTTTTTAATGCCACCACTTATTTTTTCTAGGTAACTTGTTTGTTCTCTTTCTTCCTCTAATTCTAAACCACCGTTTGCTGTATCAGCGCCAACGGCTTGTAGTCCTTGAAAAGAGTTAGCTAATGATTTACCTATCTCTAAAGCAGATTCTTCTTTTAGTGTTACTTCAGCGGCCATTTATTATCTTCTTGGTTCTTTTGATGATTGTACTTTTGATGATTTACCATTTACATATAGTCCAAACCAAGCAGCGCCAGCACCAACAACGACAGATACAAAACCTGCCTGAGCGTTATTAGGAGCGTCTAAAGCCATAAACCATTGCATTGTGTTATAAAATACTATGCCATATAGTACCATCATAATTCTAGGTACCGTTCTCCAATTAGATAAGAATTGTGGTAGTTCTTCTTTTAAAAACCACCATACCCATTTAATCGCCTTGACGGTTTTAGATGTAGTTTCTTCAAACATTATTTGTTCCTCTCTCGTCTTCGTTTTTCGTTTTCTTCTTTTATATAATTTACCAATAGAGAAATATATATTTCCCTTTCCCACGGTATCATTTCTTCTAACTCACTCAAGCTATATTTATGATGTTGCATCAGAGCAAAGTTAGTTTCATAATAGTTCTCTAAACTATCGTGTGAAAGGGCTATCCGAAAAAATCGGTCAGTCCTTTTAGTGTAACTTCACTCTCAACCTTTGTATTAGGGTTTGTAACCTTAATCTTATGCTCAAGTCTAGGCATAGATGAAAAGAAACCTTGTATTTTTCTCATCTGTTCACCAGTTAAACTATCAATAAAATCGTCTAGTTCTTTTGGTGTGCTGTCTTTCGCATAATACATCTTGTCGCCCTCATAAATGTGGTCAACAGACTTTTTAATTAAGTCATACATAGCAGAAACTTTTATATTGTCACCTAAAATACCTGAATCTATAACTTTTAAAGATGGATATTTTAACACAACACCAAGTTTTCTACTTTCATCTAATACAATATTATTGTTGTGAGTATCGTCAACATAAACCTCAACTTTTGTTAAGTCAACATCTACGTTACCATATGATTTCTTATCATCTGGACATAAAACTTTTAACTTAGCAATCTCACCAACACTTTTAGCTCTTATATTTAAAAAGATATATTCAATGTCAAATATTGGGTATTCATCTGGTTCTACTACACCAAACGTACACGCTTTGACTATCTCTTTTACTGCCGTTAACATTTCTTCTGGTTTACCAGATTCTAATGCTACTAACAATATTTTTTCCTCTTTAACTAAAAAAGGTCTAAAAGATATGGTCTTTTGTTGAGATGGTAATGTCAACTCATATTTTGCTACATTAGCTATAGGCAATGCCATAATTTACTCCTTCAATTATATTATAAAAATGGTGGAAATACTTTTCCTCCAAATACTGAGCCAATCGGTACTCTTTGTCTTATCACATTAACAACGTCTCTACCAGCTCGTCTAATTTCTGGTGGCAATTTACTTAATAGTTTTCCAAATGCTCCATATTTGTACTTAACGGTAGGTTTCTTAAAGCCACCACCAACCGTATAATTTCTTACTTCATCAATAGAAAGGTTTGACCAGTTTCTATAATAAAAAGAAATACTAATTTGCATAATTTCGTTTTGTGTACCATAGTTCAATGGCACAGCAGTAATAGTTTTAGGATAACATTCATACAAATGAACACCATAAGCTATTCTATCTCTAAAAGCGTCACCTGAAAAAGCACCAAGAGCATATATTCTAATAGCACCTGTGTACTCATCATAAAAGTGTACATTGTTTGTTGCTAAATCCATTGCTGAGTTTTGCCATAATTCAAAAAATGATCTTTGTCTCATAAACTTATCAGCATAAAATGATAAAGTTATTTCTTGTGAGTAACTATGGCCATAAACTATTTCTCTTTTTGGCCCATAAACTTGCATTGGTGCCGTGTCCAAGTTTCTACTTGGTAACTCAGCGCCAAAGCAAAATGCTCGTAGGCCTCTTTGTAATTCTGTTTCTGATTGTAATTGGCCAGGCAATGTTGATCTTTGTACTTCTTCTTGGAAAGTAAATTGATCAGCACCTGCTTCGTTTGTAGCCTGTTCATCTAAACCTGTTGGTAAAATAAAATCTACCATAAATCTATTTGGTCTAGCAAAGCCTTCGCCCTCGGCCATTTTAGCTTGAAATCTACCAATTGTAGATTCAGGATTACCTTGTACTCGTTGTAATCTTCTATCGCCTTGTACATTATCTAACGACCTATCTCTAGGTATACCTATTCTAATATCTGTATTACCAATTCGTCTGCCGCCTCTTAAAATTGCCATTAGATCATTCCTCTACTATCTGACCACACTTTGGTTGTTCCTGCTTTTCTAAATTGTTGTACAGGTAAATAAGCAGCTAAGGCTGCCTCATCAAAATCAATTCTTAAAAATTGTGATCTAGTCTGGCTATATAGGTACTTTTTAATAGTTGGTTTTACCAGGTTGATACCTTTTACATCATCATAGTTAGCATTAAATTTTGTTGTTGACTTCATACCACCATCAGCAAATCTTTGTAGTCTTTCTAATAATCTAAATCTTAATATGTAAGGTAAATAATGAAAGTTTAGACCCATAAAACCACCTTTGATAGGCTCTAGTGGTAAAACTAGAGGAAATACATCATAGTAAGGCAATCTAGCCTTTGTTTTAGGGTCATAGAAAAACATATTAAGTCTACCTGTACTAGGTCTACCTATTAGTTTACCTTGATTCATCAATCTTCTAGCGGTAACTCTATCTGCCAATGATGTCACATTTTTTCTGTACCAATCAGCGGATTTCTTTACACCACCTTGTCTGTCTTTTAAAGTATCTAATATACTAGCCATAACAATATTTATATGCGGAAATAAAAAAGGCCAGGTATTTCTACCTGACCTTTAAAGCATAAGTTAAGAGAGAGAAAGATTACTCTTCCGAAGCTAATTTACTAAAGTATGACAACGTATCGTCATCATCACTAGCCTCTGGTTGAGCTTTAACTTCCGTGCTTTTCGCTACACCGTTAGTTTGAGGCGGGAGGTTTACATTCTCAACGGTACTAGCGTTTCTGTCACCCGTAATTACCCTATTCAGTTTCTCTTTAAGTTCATCATAGGTTTTAAAATTACTAGGGTCAACAAAAGGTTTTAGAGCGTGTTGTTGTTTCCAAATGCCTTTGATCTTTTCATCATCAACAGCGACTTGGCTTACACTCTCAAACTCTGATTTGTCATAGTTCCAATAGCCATCAACTTTTCTAATTTTTAGTTTAAAGTTAGCACCTTTCCAAAAATCAAATGGGTTGATTGGTTGTTCATCATCAAACGCTGGTTGCATTGCCTCTGTAATCTTATCAAATATCTTTTTACCAAATTTAAATAAGAATACTTTGCCCTCGTTTTCAGGATGTTTAGGATCACTTACGACCATAATATTTGAATAGTAAGATAGTTTTCTTTTTCTCTTACGAGCAATTTCTTTATCACTATCTAAACCTGTATTCCAAAGTCTTGTATTTTCTTCAGACACAGGATCTTTTTGACTTAATGTAGTCAAAGAGTTCTCAATATACCAGCCACCTTTATCTTGGAAAGCGTGAGACCAAACTCGTTGCCAAGGTAAGTCTTCGTTCTCTACTGCTGGTAAAAATCTAATCACAGCAAAACCATTACCAGTTTTATCTAGTTCTGGTTTCCAGAATCTATCGTCATCATATTTTCTTTTGTTTGATTGATCCTCAGGATTGAGGTTTGTTTCTAGCGCCTTTGTAAGTTTATCAAAATTACTAGACGAGCTTTTTAATGTTTCAAAGTCCATATTTTCTCCTTATTACTTTGTATTCGTTGTATTTGTGTTACCTGTATAATCGGTATCATTTTTATTTATAAGACTTCTCACGCTGACTTACCCACTTTTTTAGTTCGGCAGTTTTAGCCACATCATTGTAGGTTGCCTTTGGTAAAGACTTCTTAATTTTGTACTCTTTATAACGTTCACACCAATTCACTATCTTATCTAAAATTTTATATATTATTTTATCAAACA